CTTTTTTGGCTCCGGCCTTTGACGTGGTCTTTGTCGCTTTTGGATGTTGCAGCGCGCGCAGGTGCTGCTCCTTCGGCTTGCGCTTGAGCTTCACCTTTTGCTTTTGCGGCTTAGGGTCTTTTGTGTGCAGCCATTTAGCCGTTACGCCGGTGTAGGCTTCACGGTCAGCAATCGCAAACTGATGACGGTCGCCGTCGCCGCGTTCGATGGTCATCTGCGGGATGGGCTTGCCGCTGACCGTCCGACCGCTACCGGCTTTCAGGAACAGCAGTTTCCCCGCTTTCACCGACACTGATGCACCGTTACGATCAGCCAGGCGGGACAGAAACACCGCGTCGGATTCCTGCGTCTGGTCAATGTGAGGCACGGGGATCGCTTTAAGTGTGTCGGCCACGCTGGCCGTGAGTTTGTTGCGCGCTGCGATGGTCTCAACAATGACGCCGAGCGTGGTGTCATGCCATGACTGCTCCCGGCGGGAGTTCAGCGACCCGCGAAAATCAGCACTGCGCCCCCGTATAGTCAGCGTATCAGGCGCGCCCCGGTGCTCGATTTCATCCACCGTAAAACTACCTTTTTTTATCAGAGCGCTACCCTGCCAGCCGAGCCATAAGGTTAACGTTGCGCCGCGCGGTGGCAGTGCGATTTGTCCATCGGAATCATCGAGCTCAATGTCGAGCTGGTCGGCCTCAAATCCGCGATTGTCCGTCATGGTCAGACTGATTAGCCGGTCGCTAAAATCCTGAGTAATATCTTCGCTATCCTGCTTGAGCATAAATGCCGGTGCAATTTTCGCCCCGGCCTGAATATTCATTCCTGTAATCATCCCGCCAGTCCTCCCAGCCAGTTACCGGCAGACGTCACCAGATTGTCAGCCTGCGTTTTAAGGTCGCCGTAAATCGCCGCAAGCGAGTCATCGACCCGTTTCAGCGAGAGACTAAACTCGATTTTTCTGGCCGCGCCGTCGCTGAATAATTCGGTGTGCGTGTGGGTCACTTTATCGATGACATACATACCGTGGATCATGCCCGTTCCGTCAATCAGCGGCCACGCTCTGCCCTCGTCGGCCATCAGCTCGATGGCTGTCAGTGACAGGCGTCCGCCGGTTATTTCGGGATACAGCACGCCCGAGAGCGTGCGCGAGGTTTCCCCCTCCCCGAGATACTGATATGCCGGTGGCAAACCGATGCGGTCATTTGACGTCCAGCGGTAGTCCTTTGAATATTGCATGGACTGATGCGGCAGCGTGCGGCGTTCAAACACAAATAAACCCAGTACCATTAACATGTTTTAGCCCTCATCCGTCATGGCGCATACTTGAGCGCTGGCGTGCTCTTTCTTCCCGGTCGAGTTTTTCGACTGCTTCCCGGAGCTGCCGGTCGAGGTCAGTTCCCGGCGCAACGCCACCCGACAGATTAATGTTGTATTCACGCTTGCTCTGGTCGACATAGGACCGGCCAGCAGGCGCCGTCACTGGCTGGTACATCTGATAACCGCCATAAACGGACGTCTGCGGAATATAAGACCCGCTTTGCGCACCGGCTGCGGCACTGGCTTTAGCGGCAGTCTGGTCGAGGCCGTCCGACTCCTTTTTGATAACCCCGAGCTTTTCCAGTAGCCAGCCGACTTTGCCGCTCAGGCTGTTAAAGACGTTCAGGGGAGCCGTTAACGCATCGGCCAGCGCCTTGCCAAACGCCACGCCGACATTTTTGCAGCGGTCCAGCGTTTCCTGCGTTGCCTTGACCGGTGCTATCAGGTCAGTGAACCACTGCCAGACCCCGCGCAATTTCTCGATGATGGAATAAAACACCGGCGTCAGCGGCGAGAAGATTTCCGCCACCGGAGCAAATGCCGCTTTAAGCCCCTCCACCACGCCCGAAAAGAATGCGCTGATGGGCTCCCAGTATTTACGAATCAGGAGCGCCCCGGCCACCACCGCTCCGGCGACCGCGACCACCGGCAGACTGATTGCACCGACAGCAGTCACTATTGCGCCACCGGCAACGGTAAAGACCGTTCCCAGCAGACCTGCGGCGGCGATAATGGCGTTAATCCCCATCACCACCGGCCACGCAATAAGGCCAATCCCGCCAATCACACCAATCAGCGCCAGTGCGCCACCGGCTACAACACCGATAGTGGCCGCCAGTGCTTTATTGCGGGTGATCCAGCCATCGAGTTTCAAAACATATCGCGTGGCCGTCTGCGTCAGTTTGCGCAGAGCGTCGTTTTGCTGGTCAAACAGGTCAGTTCCCACGGCCTCATAAGCAGACTGAAACTCTTTAAAGTCGCCGCCGAGATTGTCCTGCATGATTTTGACAAGCTCCTCGGTTTTACCGTCCGAGGCTTTAAACGCTGCGGTGAGTTTGTCGAGCTTGCCTGTCGACGCTGCGGTCATCAGTACCGCCGCTGCCGAGCTGGCCTCTTCACCGAAGATGGTTTTCATGTACTCGCCGCGCTGGCTGGTACCGAGATTGTTTTTCTCAAAACTGCGCTGCATTTCCTTCAGGATGGAAAATATTGGGCGTGTGTTTCCTCTGGCATCAGAGGTTTTGACACCGAGCTCTTTGATGGCCTCAAAGGCTTTACCGGTCGGAGCCTGTAGGCGGCTCAGGATTGCACGGCTACCCGTTCCCGCCATCGAGCCGGTAATTTTCGCATCGTGCAACGCACCGACCATCGCGGCAGTTTGCTCGATACTGACCCCGGCATTTTTCGCCACCGGCGCGGCATAGGTCAGCGCATCACTCAGCCCGTCAAAGTCGGCGGCGGTTTTGTTCATCGTCATCGACAGCACGTCGCCAATGTGCGCGATCTGGTCGTTGGAAAGCTGAAACGCAGATTTCATCCCTGTCAGCAGGGCAGCGTTTTCCTCCATTGAGCGCTGATTCGATAGCGCCATATTCAGCGTGACCGGCGTTGCCGCCTGAATGGCATCAGCATCCCCGCCACTTTTGGCGATGATGATTTGTGCACTCGCTGCGTCGTCAGCAGATGCGGCGGTATTGTCACCGAGCTGTCTGGCCTGTTTGCGTAACGCCTCCATTTCGGGCGACTGTTTGTCCACCCCGAGCACGGCTTGCTGCTCAGAGTTTTTCTGTGCAAACGAATAGCCAGGCATCAGCAGTTTTACCCCGGCCATGGTGCCAGCCGTGGCTATACCTGTACCCGCCGCGCCAGCAGCCGCCATGCTACCGGCCATATTCTTTCCGGCCTGATAGCGCTCCTTAACCCGGCTCAGCTTCGCCTGTTGCTGACTGACCCGCGCCAGCGCCTCACGTTGCCGGTTAAGCTGCGCCGTTGTCTCACTGATGCTGGTTTTAAGGCGACGCTCGTCAGCTGACAGCGTGCGGGTGTTTATCCCGGCCTGTGCAAGCTCGGTGCGCTGGCGCTGTACCGACTGCCTGAGCCCGTTATATTTGAGTTGCAGGTCAGCGGCGGATTTCTTTGCCGCTTCCATCGCGCGCGCCTGCGCATTGGTGGGGTTTTCCGTGTTTTTAAACTGGACGGCCAGCGCTGCGGCCTCCTGTTTCGCTTTGTTAAGCGACTGACCGGTCACGGCAAGCTGTGCGCTCGCTTTCCTGAATCCGTCAATTCGGGACGCCTGCGCGTTAAGGTCGCGCAGGGTCGTCTGTGAGTTGCGGATATCGCCAGCGAGGGATTTGCTGGCGTTCTGGATAGCTTTTAGCGGTCGGCTTGCCCGGTCTACTGCACTAAGCAGCACCTCGATCCTGACGTTATTGCTCATAGTGGTTTCCGCTTCGCTGTAGCGCCTTGTCGCGCCATGTGAGGAGCTCGGTCACGCTCAGGGAATACAGCTCTGATGGCGGCCAGTGAAAAATCACTGCAATATCCGCCATCAGGTCATCGACCGAAAGTTTTGCGGGGAACGTCAGCGAGCCGAAGATGGCGACAAAAAACCAATCACCTCAGCGGCGAACTGCATCAGGTCTGAGGCATCGAGACGGGCAATTTCATGCTCGGTGAGTGCCGGGTAAGTCATACGCGGCAGCACCTTAATCAGCGCGTCAACGTCAGAGTTTGCCAGCGAGGCCAGCGACACCCCGCGAAGGGTTCCCGCGTTAGGTTTTGAAACCGTCACCTCTCCGATTTTTTGCTCGCCGCGCATCAGAGGATTGTCGAGGATCACGACGTGTGGCTTTTTGGTTTCGGTGACTTCATTTTCGGTTACGCCGGTTTCGATGGTGTTTTCC